ATCTGCTTGATCATCTAGTAAGTCGTACTCGAAGTCTTTTTGTTCCTTAAGCTGAACAATCGCATTAAGCGCTTGTTTTCCTTTAAGTTCTCCCCTTATTACGAGGGAGAGCACTTCACAAATGGCAGCTCTTTCAGTTATAACCTTCCTGAAACGGGAAGGTTGTTTCTTTAAGATATGCCATCCTTCAATTACACTAACTATTCCATTTTTAGAAACTCATCCTTTAGTCTTAGTGGTTTGTAGGAAGTTAACCGCAAGGTTATACCTTCCACATGTCTCACGTCACCCACCTATTGAAAAAGGCGAAATGTTTTGTCCTTTGTGAATTCATTGTTTAGCGAACTCATAGGAGTGGTCAGATACATGTGTTTTTAATGTACTGACCTCTACTCCAAGGTCTGACATAATCGCGCGATATTCTCGAGCAAGATCTGTAGAGGCAATGACAATGTCATCCCCCAATAAAACATAAGGCGAAGTCCCTCAATCAATACCTACTCTATTACAACAAATAAACATAATAAAGTGATGAGCGAGTGTAAAAGAAGCCCATGAGGAATAAAAACCCATGGGATTCCCAACAGCATAGCTTACTTTGGTTGTTGATTGATTACTGGAAAAAGGGTAGCCGACCATAATATCCATTCAACTTTCAACTTGTTCTTTGTCAAAATGACCGAGTAACAATTCGTTAATTATTTGGATTGGAAACCGATCCGTAGCATTGGATAAATCCATGCTATAGAAGGGTCCAATGGCCCCGACATCCCCTAGTTTCTTAGTAAATTCCGTTTGATTGAATGTACAATCCTGTCTAATTCTTCGTAACACACCAAATAGATAAGTGTGAACTTGCTTTAGAGCAGTTTGTGATCAATAATCACCGATTGCAATAACCCGGGTTTTCCCTTCCTTATCTGGAATAGGAACAATCTTACGGTATTCTCCTGATTTCTTCGTTGGAAACCAGGAATCAAAGTACGATGAGAAACAAGGTTTGGAAAGGACATCTAATCTCTCTGCGAGAGTCGGTCCGCCTAAACACCGGATCGATTTTATTAGAGTTGATGGTAAAGATTTCAAATCAGTTCATCATGACCAAAGGCCATGCCCGTTAGGGCCCTGGTTCGTAGTCAAGTGGAACTTCTCAAAATGCAGAGTTTCTGGTTTACAAGGTTTACGGAGTCCTATGGACTTCCAAAATTCCTTAACATGAGGTTGCATTTCCGCATGGATCTGAGCCAACTTCTCTGAGCGGTTGGGGGCAGTAATGCTCTCAATGTTCGGTGATAATGGCAATTCAAGTGCTCTTGTAGAATAAAGCAAAGTTAGCAGCCATCTCTTTTCAAGATGGGTCCCTTCTCTTGCTGTCTTTAACAATTCGAAACCGAGCTTTCGAGGTAGGAAATCTGGTGTAAGCTGAACAACTTTTGAAGGATTCATTAAGGGATCCCCACAAAGGTATCGTGTGACATAGTTACGAGATTCTTTATTCGTATCTATCATCATTTTAATACCTCTTGTGGTTCCAATTTGTGCCAATCAAGAGAAGTAAGGCTTAGCTTTATGTTCTAGGTGTGGAGGTACATCAAAATGCTCTAAAACGAGCTTTTCGACGTTTTCCACGAGGTGAATAAATGAATCCACCTTTAACTTTACCTTATTAATTTTAGATTTAGGAGTTTTACTCCTATGTTGAGAAAAGATAAAAGTAACGTTATTTGGTGTCTTCATATATAACAAGAGAACCTAGTCGTAAACTTTACCCAGGTTGAAAGTGACCACCCTTGCAACCCTAATTCTGAAGAGCGCTGCTCTGTGAGTATTTCTAAATTTCGGACCCAGCCTTAACTGAATGAACCTTTTCAAGTTCATTCTCCCTTGGCTGGGTATGTCCGACAAAAG